GATTTTGATTTACTTGCTTTTGTTTTAGCATGAATTCCAGGACGTCTACGTTTAGGTTTTACTTGAAAAACTTTAATCGATGATGTTTTTGTTTTTACCTTTGCCATTTTCCTTTATTTGTTTTAAGTTTTGATACAACGTTGCGGTTTCTTTGATTAACTGTTCTAAATAAGCTTCAGTGCGTTTATTATACGCAACATCATTGCTTTCACTTAAATCTTGTCTAAGTTTTTTAGTGTAACCAGCGATTTTATTTACTTCTTGAAGTTTTTTTCTAACTTCTTTTAAGGCAGTATTTATCTGGGTTGATGGCTTAACTACTTCAGTTTGTTTTTTAAACTGACTATAACGTGATTCGTTTAATTTTTGTTTATTTACTATAGTATCATAATTAGCCATAGTAAGAGTATTACCTGTTGTGCTTAATTTAATAACGTTTTCAGTAACATTATGAAGATCCATGTCTGTTTTAGCATCTTCACGAGCATATTCTAATAAACGAATAAATAAAGGAACATCAGTTTTAATTGTGTCTTTTGGATTAGTAGCTTCTTTTAAACCTCCTTTACCAGCCCAAAGATACTTAGCGTCAATCATTTCACTAGGTTTTACTTCTCTGTATCCAATACTTTTATATGCACTTAAGTCTTTAGCGCCTGGTGTGAATACAGAAGGAACTCCTTTACCATTTTTAGGTGGTTTTTGAAATATTTTTTGTTTAGTCTCGTTTTTTGGTTTTTTACCTTGATGTTGGTAACCAACGCCTGTTTGAAATCCACTAGTAGCACCAGCTCCAGTAGACATTTCTTTTAAGCGTTTTTCAGCAAATTTTTTAATTCTTTCTTTAAGCTGTTTTTTGTTCATTAAATTACTTTTTTAATTTCGCTTAACAACTCATAATATTGTAACAAATTAATTAAATGTTCTTCTTTAGGAGCTTCATTTTTCTGAATAGGTTTAATTAACTTGATACCTTCGTTTATTTTAATTTTAGTAACGGGTTCTTGAATTTTTTCTGCAAAACTATTTAAAGTAAGTTTTAAGTAATTATAATGATCGTTTACTACTTTTTTTAATTTAGCAGAATCATTAATATTATTTATGTATTCTTTTAATATAACTTTTTGTTGAGGAGTAAAATTACTGTATTTGTCGTTGAATTTTTCTATCAACATTCTATAGGTTAAAATACGAATGTCTTTACTTTCTTGTAAAAATTCTTTTATTTCCTCGTTTTCTTTATTAATAATTTCTTTTTGAGTTAAGTGTTCTAAAAGAGTAATTTTACTATTTACTACTTGTTTAGGATCTGTAAAGTATGGTAAACGATACGATTCTAACAATGTGTAAACACTAGCACTAGTTTTATAGTTATTTATTTTATTTCTGAAAAAATTATTTAAGTCGTAATGTTTCTTAATTTCTTTAATTAAGTTATATTTTTCTTTATTTAATTTTTGTAAATCAAATTTTAAAGCTGACTCAGCAATTGTTTGTAATATAGTTTCTGCTTTACCTTCTGTAAATTTCTCTTGAGTATTTACTAAGTTATAAAGTCTTTGCTCTTTAGCTAATTCAGTATTCGAAAAATATTTCTTTAAAATCTTTACTGAAGGAGAATCTCCAGTAGTCAAAACGTCATTAGTTACTTGACGAACTAATAGTTCAAAAATAATTCCAGTATTTTTATACTTTGAATGTTTAATTTGATTCATGTGAAGCTCTAATAATAAATATGTATTGGGATTACAAAGGCATAATATTGTCTTCACTTAGTAAACCATCGTCGTCTTTACTTTCAAATAAATTGATTTTTCTAGTTTCAGGTTTAGGCATCATGTCAAACATAAATTTATTTTTGTAGTATTGAGCTTTACTTTCTAAAGCTAAAGGACTACCACCTTTATGATTAGTTTTACCATACTTATCTTCTCCATCGTCTGATGATGAGTATTCTTTACGACCTAAAGCATCTTTACCAAATGGACTTTGTTGAGTATCTTTAATACTAGTCTTTTCTTGAGGTCTACCAGGTAATCTTACAATATTAGGCTCATTTTCATCATATCCTATAGGAATATCAGTTGGAGCATTAGGCACTTGAGTGTATCTTCCTTTACCGTAAATTGTAGCTAATTGGTGTGGTGTTCCATATGCTTGTCCTGTTTCTGCTGGGTCGTTTCCTTCTTCTTCTACTTGTTTCATTCTAAACAAGCGCTTCTTATCTTCTACTACTAAGTCTCTCAACTCATCAATTTCATCTTCACTGAAATGGAATACATTATCATAAATCCAATCACTAGACATCAATCCACTTTCCATAATACTCTTAGCTAATTCAACTTTTTCTTTCAACAACGTAATTCGTTCTTGATCATAAATAATTGATGGTGTAGTTAAACTAAGTTCAAAATTTGTCATAGCTTCACCGTCATATCCCTGAGTATACAAGTGAACTAGTGCAATTTTGGTTAATTCACTTACTAAGATTCTTTGAATTCGTTCAATTGTGCGAGCAAAACGAATATCTTCAGCAGCTAATGTTGCTTTACCAGTTAAGTCTTTTTCATAACCCATAAACGCTTTAGGAACTTTAAGAGCAGCAAATAATTTTTCTCTTAAGTATTCTACGTCTTTAATTCCGTCGTATTCTAAACCTTTTACAGAATCAATTTTAGTTGTTGTGTCATTACCTCTTACAGGAATATAATAATCTTCCAACATATTCATTACGTTGTATTTTAAATTATATTGGCCTGTTTTATCGTCAATAAATGGAGTTTTTTTCAATTTAGACACCATTTTTTGCATGTAGTTTTCTACTTCGTTTGGAGGAATTGATCCAATATTGATGTAAAATAAACGACGATCTGGGGCACGAGTAATACGATGAATTAACATCGCATCTTCCATCAAAATATACTGTTTAAATAATTTACGAGCTGGTTCTAAATAACTTCTACCATATGGAAGATAATTAAGATCACTCAATAATCTGAAGTGAGCCATTTCATAATTTTCAAAATAAAATGCATTTTCATCTTTTTGTCCTCCACCATAGCTTGCCCATCCTCCAGCTGTTGTTCCGTAACCAGCAGCTGCTGCTGCATCATATTTAAATCTTACATAAGATGGATTTTTTGGATCCATTCCTTCTTCTCTTAAAATATTAAAAGCTGAGAATGGAATTACTTGATATACTCCAAATTTTTCAGCAATTTCTAGTTTTAAGAAAAAATCACCATACTTACACATATTTCTTGTCCATGACCATAAGTTAAACTCAATGTTTAACACATCATAAAACAAGTTATACAATATTTTTTGAATATTTTCGTCTGCACTACGAATATGAAGCATTTCTCCAGATTCGTTTCTTAAAGTACATTCATCTGCTATAATATCTAACGCACTACTTACAATAGCATCAGTATCCATTGACTCATAGTCTGTATAAAGTTGTACTCTTAATGTTTGGTAATTGTAAACGTTATTAACGTTGTAAATACCAGCGCCAGATGTTGTATAAATTTTAGTAAATCGGTCTACAAGCGCATTAGTTTGTAAAGTACCTAATGACTGTATTCGATCTGTATCAATTACTCTTAACTCATCACCGCCTACATTACGAATAATAACGTCTGAGGAGAATAATCGTTTTAGATTGTCAAATAACCCCATAGTATCTTAGTATATGTTATAAATATTTATTTAAACCAACCAGCTAATATCCTCCATCTGTCCTCTTCCATTATCCATTTGCCATGGATTTTGTTGTTGTGGTGAGTGGGGTGAATAAAAACCTCCTGGCCCGGTAGTATATGAAACTTTTCCTATGCCTCCAAGCGAAGCGCGTGTTAAGTCCATACCTGTTTGAGAGAATTTTAAAGCTGTGTCACGTAAGAACATCCCAATACCAAAAGACATCACAAGGTCATCATTGTAACCATCATTGGATTGTGCTTTGCCATTCTTCCAAACAAATGTTCTTAACTCTTCCAATGTTCTGCGTGATTGAATAACGCAGGCTCTGTCTCTCATATAAGCTTCTAATTTGGCAACTACAAGAGGTCTAGTTTTGAGTGAATTGGTAAAACCAGGAACTAAATTATTATTATTTCTATTTAAGAAATTATCCATACTGATATTAGCTGTATCAGTTTTAGATGAATAGTATAAGTTTTGATAACCTCGTTCTATAACTGTTTGAATTGTGTCCCATCCTATGTTAGCGTTTTCAATCACTAACAAAGCGTTGTTCCATTCAGTAGCTATAGCTACAAGCATGTGTCCATAATCACGAGTACCAACTTGTCCTTTATATTCTTCTACTTGTTTAGCATTTTCAATATCAATAACATGACAAGCGGAGTAGTCTTTACCATCACCTCTAGCTACGTCAGCTACAACAATATAATTTTTTGTATAATCAGGAAATTCCCAACGCCATAAGTTACCATCAAACCCACCTTTTGAAATAGGGTCTACTTGATATGTTTGAATATAGAAATTTAAAATATCAGGTTCAACAACTGTATCTCCTGAAGTAGTAAAGTCACAATCACATTCTTGAGCCGCATTTCTAACTCCTAAAATAGCGTCTTGTTCATCTCTCCATTTTTGAGTTCGTTCTGGATGCACATTCCAAGGTAATTTTATAGATACAAATCCATTATTACCTTCTTCACCACCAATAAATGTTCTATGGAACCAGTTACCAGTACCATAAGGTGTAGATATGGCTATACATTGACCACCAGTGGCTAAGGTTTGTTGTGCGGAGGCAAATATCTCATCTATACCTTCAATAAACGCAGCTTCATCTAGTAACAGTAATGATACTGCTTCAGATCTACCTGCGTCACCAGTAGCACCAATAGCTTTAATCTGGGATCCATTACTTAGTTTTAAACTTAATTTATTATTTTCTACAGCTACTATTCTAAGCCAGCTAGGTAAATTATCATAAGCGAATTTTACTTTGGTGACCATGTTTTTGGCTGTTTCTTGTTTAGTGGCTATACAAAGAACATTTTTGTCTCTTTGAAATAACATTAACCATAATGAATAAGCAGACACAAGTGTAGATATACCTAACTGCCTTGATTTATTTACAATATTATACCTATTTTTTTAAGTTGATGCAATACACCTTCTTGAAATGAATATAAATTAAATTGGATTCTACCACGTTG